GCGCGGTATACACCCGCCCGATCTCGCCGTTGTTGTCCATCATCGCCACCGGCTTGACCGGCATACGGCGCGTCGCATAATTCGCGGCCACGATGGGCTTGTCGCGCAGGATGAGGTGCCCGATGGTCTCCCTCGGGAACCGCATGTCTGAGTCAAGCCAGAGGAGATAGTCCGCCTTCTCCTCCAGAGCCTGCCGCGCAAGCTCCATCCGTTGAGAGGCGATCAGAGTCCCGTGCGAGGTGTAAAGCAGCACACGGTCGTCTGTTGTCGCGGTGTGGAACGACATCGCGCGCGCTAGGTCATAGGCGAACGAGGTCATCACCGTGTCCCTTGCCGGGACCAGAATCGCGACCGAGCGGCTCATACGCGCCCCGGCCGTGTTCTGAAAAATCTGTTGTCGGGGTCGTTGAGCCAGCGCTTCATCGCGCTAGGGTCGTCGATGATCCCGTCCTTCTTCAGCCGGTAGAACAACGGCATCGGAATCGACGCCACCTTGCTCCACTCGCCCCAGCGCGTCCTCTCGTCGGTCGCGGCATACTGGGCCTTGTTCTGCTCCACCAAGTCGCCGACCTCGAAGACCGTCTCGATGGTCGCCTCGTCAGAGTCGGCGTCGTAGTGCCACCACTTCGTGGTGCCTGTCGTCGGGTCAAAGTCGAAAAGCTTCTTGCCCGAAGATTGCATATTTACCTCAACTCAAAGGGCGCCGGCACAATTACCGGCGCCCCCGAGTTTACATCACCCGATTAGGTCGTGGTGAGGTCAGCCGCGAGGCCGTGCGCGGCCTCGGTGTTGACCTTGAGGCCCCACTCGACCACCAGCATCCGCTTCTCGGCGTCGCCCGTCTTGGCGAGCTGCACCGTGCTGAACGGGCGCAGGAACGAAACGGCCGCGTACTCAGGGTCGAGCACGAAGGCGTCACGCTCACGCTGGAACCGGTTCGGGACCACGTTCACGCTGCCGAAATCGGAAACGTAGACATCGGCCGCGCCGATGATGGTCGCCTGGCGGTTGCCCGTCACCTCGCGGCGGATCTCCGCGATGCCGGCAAAGCCCGACACGCGCGCCTTGTTCACCGGGCCAACCATCAGCACCTTGGGGGTGCCGCCGGACGCCCAGACCTTCTGGATGACCGACTTGAGGATGGCCTCCGTGAAGGTGCGCAGGTTGGCGGCGGTCGCGTCGGTGCGGGTCGCCGTCGGGGACGAGGTGTACGACGGATCGGCGCCGCCCGTGCCCTTGTCGGTGTTGGTCTTGAGGAAGGCCAACAGCGAGCCCGTCTTGCGCAGCGCCGTGCTCACGCCAGCCGAGCCGGCCGCGGCCGCCTGGTTGGTGAGGATGATGCTCTCCATGTCGCGCTTGATTTCAGCCGAGCGCTTGGCGAGCTGGTAGGCCAACTCCGAGCGACGGCCGGCCTTGTCCACCGACTCGAGGGTGCCCGAGATGAGCAGCGTCTTGTTGCTGATCTGGGTGTAGTTGCCGAGGCGGACGGTCGCGGCGGTCGAGTCGAAGGTCGTGATGTCGTCGCCTTCCACCTGCGCGTTCGTGGTGCTGGCGGCGGCGAGCGAATCGGTCTGCCACTCGAAGTAGGTGTTCTTCACGTTCTCGCGGCCGACGTTCGACATGAACGGCGTCTCTTCCGGCGAGATGTTGTAGATCACATTCGAGAGGGACTCACGGATACCTTTTGCGTTGAAGGTATCAAACGTATTGCTGGTCTGGGACATTAGAAGTTACTCCAAGAATTGTTCAAACACGGCAGCCGCGTCGCGCGTGCTGCCACTATTTGCGAGTCTTGAAAAAGCGGCCTTCGATGCGACGACCTTGGACGACTGCGGCGTGGAGGCGGCCCCGGCCCTCATGGGCTTGGCCTTCTGGATGATCTGCGGACGCATCTGATCGCGTTTGCTCATCAGCTGGTCGAACATCATCGCCTTGCGCAGCGCCAGGACGGCCCGGGCGTCGTAGATGTCCGAAATCTCCTCGACCGTAAAGCCGAGTCTTTCGGTGGCATATTCGACGATCTTCGCCTTCTCGGCGCGCGCCTTGTCAGCGTCGCGCCACTCTGGCATGGCCTCCAAGAGCTTGCTGCGTTCGGACTCGAGGGTCTTCTCGGCCTCCGCTCTCTCTTCAGCCTGCTGCTGCTCCACCAGAGCCTGCTTCTGGGTCTGCACCCACGCCGCCTGCTCCTGCCTGGACCGGACCAGCTCGCGCTGTCGCACCCACTCGACCGGGTTCTCTGCGTAGAGCCTCTCCCAGTCAACCTCGGGCGGTTGCAGCGACTTGAGCGTGCCCTCCAGGGCTGCCAAGGTCTGCGCATACCGTTGCCGCTCTTCCCGCGCCAGGGCCGACTCTTGCTGTGCCTGTTTCCGGGCCTCGGCGATCGCCTGCGTCTTGCGCGTGTAATCCGCGGTGCGGGAGTAACCCTTCAGCAGCTCATCCAGCGGGACATCGACTTCTTCCCCGTCAACCTTGACGCGGAATGTCTGGCCCGGCTGGGGCGCCTCTTCGGCATCCTCCTCGCCTTCGGTCTGCTCGCCCTCGTCGGCGGACTCGCTTGCCGCTAACTCGGGCTCATCTTCCACCACGCCTTCCGTTTCGGGCTGCTCGTTTTCGCCTTCATCGGCGGCGAGCATCTGCTCGAAGACATCTTGCGTGGACTGTACGTTTCCCGGGGGTGTACCCGTGCCGGTAGTGCTCATGAGTCCATTGTCACCGTCTACCAGAGATTTTGTCGATGTCTCGGTTGGCGATGGCGCCGTTGTCGATCACCACCCGCAGGTGGCGCTGGATCTCGGCCAGGATGCCGACCGCGAGCCACAGACGCTCGCGCTCCTCTTGGTCGGCGGGCTTGCTCTGCCGCCAGGCTTCCATGTACCGGCGCTCGAGCTCGGCGAAGGCCTCGGCCATGATGGGGTTCTCGAGCAGCTCCTTGGCCTGCACCCCCTTGCCGGCGTCGATGTACGGGTTGCGCTCGCTCAAGCCAGCAGCCCGGTCTTGGGGCGGTTCTTCATGGCGCGCTTCAAGAGCTTGCCGCCCTTGTCGGCCTTGTTGAACTCCTTGGCGACCTTCACCGGCACGCCCACCTTCTTGGCAAACTCCTTGGAGTGCGCGGCGGCGGCCATGAGGCGGGCTTGCTTGGCGGACTTGCTAGGCATACATGCTCCCCTGATCTTGTTGTGACAGCAGCCCATCTTGGACCTGCTGCTGCTTGTTTTTCGCGAGCGGCGCCTTTCCTTGGATGAAGTCCTTCAGCGCCTTCTCTCTCGTGATTCCGCGCTTTTTTGCGGTGGCGGCGAGTCTTTCCTCGAGGACCTTCATGAAGGCAATAGGCGGAGACCCGAGCCCGGTGACCTCTCCGGCGCCGAGCCAGAGTGCAGCCTGGGCGGCCGCCGGCGATACCCCAAGGTCTTTCGCGAGTCTTTTGTTCAGCTCCTCGAATGCCTTGTAGTCTGTTTTGCTCGGCGCTTCCTTGAACCAGGTCGGCGGGATTGTCTCCCACTTCACCTTGTTGGTCTGTACAAACTCCCTTGGGTTGAAAGATTGAGCATCCCACGCGCCGTGCTTTTTTTCGTTCCACCACGAAGGCTTCGGGGTGCCCTTTGGGTCGGCCAGCCTGCTGTTTATGAACTCCGGGTCCTTGGATGCGATAGCAAACGCCCTGACGTTGTGCTTGTCCACCGTCGCATAGTCCCAGTTCCCCTTCAAGTTTTCGCCGAAGGTGAATCTCTTGGGGTTTTTTATCGGGTCAAGCTGGCCGCCGGCGAGTATTTCTGCGGCGTTCTTGAAGTGCAGGTTCTGGGCCTTGTGCCCATAGCCGGAGCCCTTCGGCGGCTTGACGGCGGGCTCGCCCCTTACCGCTTGCTGGTAGTAATAAGAGGCGATCTTTGCGTTTGCCGGGGTCTTTGCGCCGGCGCTGGTGGCCGCAACAAGGTCTATGTACTTCTCGTAGTTTTTCTGGCCGACATCTTCGCCAAATTCTTTGACAAACTCATCCCTGAGTGCGTCCGTGTTGTACCACCCGAGGCCCTCTTCGGTCATGCCTCGGCGCGCCCAGTTTAAAATCTGGTCATAGGCCTTTTGATTTTTTGCCAGCCGCTGCATATACCCGGGGGCGCCGCGCGGAGGCTCATACCTCGGAATCTCGACCTTTCTAGATGGCTGCGTGGTCAACCCCTCAAGGTTGAAGTATTGCTCATCCTTCGGGGGCTGCATTTCCGTCGGAAACGAGCTTCCGTCGGCGGCCATTGCCACCTGCCCGTCGTCTCCGCCTCGCCGCATACGAGAAAGGATGCTTCCAAACGGGATGAAGTTGCTCGCGGCAAGGGCCCCCGCAACGGGGTCTCTGTCACGGCGCGCGCGCTCCAGATCGCGCAGCGCCATCGCCTGGCCGACGCCGGGGAGCGAGCCGAGGCCCATCTCGAGCGCCGTGTCGCTCTCGGCCTGCGGGTCGAGAGACAGCAGCCCGCGCGCTTGGCGCTGCACGGCAGGGGCCGCCTGCGCGGCCTCTTGCAGCCGCTCCGACTCTGGGTCAAGCAGCCCGCGCGACGCAAACTGATCGCGAAGGATCTCCCACCATTCCTTTCGTTCAGCCATCTTTCTTCTTCCTGTATCTCTCGAGTAAGCGCCGCCCCTTGGCTACCGCGCTATCCTTTCCGCCGTAGTGCCCCCACGCCTCGAGGCTCAGCTTGAGGCGCGTCTTGTCGCCCTGCTCGTCCACCAGAAGCCCGGGCATCGAGCCCATGCGCGTCAGGAACGAACCCTTGCGGCGCATCTCCTGCGGCGAGTCCGGCGCGCCCTTGACCGGCGCCTTCAGCGTGCCGCCGGTCTGCGCCTTGTACGACGCGCGCCCCTTGGCATTCAATCCGCCGCGCGGGTTCTTCCCGGCGGCGCGTTGCCACGCCGGCGTCTTCACCCGCGCTTCTTCGCCGTCTTCTTCGAGGCCTTGAAGGCCGCGGCGGTCGGAGCGCCCTTGGCGCCAGGCTTGCGCATCTTCTCGCCGCTGCCGGCGGCGATCCGCGCGCGCTTGGCGTTTATGTTGGCATAGAGTCCGGGCTTCATGGCATGAACCTCTCGTGTTAAAAAATCGTCAGAAGTCTAACTCAAGCATCTCCCGGCTGCTGCGGGCGAACGGAGAAAAACTCGGCGCTATGTTGAGCGGGATGTATTGCTCCGGCTCCATATAGGACGGAGCGGGTGGAATGTACTGAATTGGCTCCGCATAGGACGGAGCGGGCGGGGTGTACTGCATTGGCTCCGTGTAGGTCGGAGCGGGTGGAATGTACTGAATTGGCTCCGCATAGGACGGAGCGGGTGGGGTGTACTGCATTGGCTCCGTGTAGGTCGGAGCGGGCGGGGTGTACGGCGCTGGCGCATACGCCGGAGCCGACTGCACCGGCGTGTCCTGCATCTGCACCGGCATGATGGAATCAAAACCCTGCACGGCAGGCGCCGACGGCGCCTCGCTCTTGGCCGGCAGGGCTTGATCAAAAGGGAACGAAAAGCCCCCCATGTACGGCTGCGGCATCACAGCTGGGCGCATCATCAAATCGGGCTGCGGCGTGACCGGCCCCATCTCGATGCGCTGCCCGCCGCCGCCCGGCTGGAAAGCGCCGCCGCCGATCGGCATGGGCTGCGGCAGAAATTGCAGGCCGCCAGAAGGCTCACGGTTAGGGATGGTGGGTGGGTTATACGGCGGCGGCTGCTCCGGCTGGAAGAGATCCTCGAACATCTGCCGCCGTCGGCGCATCCGGCCGCCCATCCCGCCGCCACGGCGACCACCGCCGCCGAAGCCGAATCCGCCGCCATACCCGCCGCCAAAAAAGGAGGTCGCCGCGAACGGGTCAAAGGCAGGACCGCCATAGTACTGCTGCGAGAAATAGCGGGAAAATGCGTCGTTGATGGTCGGCTCGTAGGCCGGCGCGCGCATCCCGCCGCCGTAGCCGCCAAAGCCGCCTCCGCCGCCCATGTCATAGCCGCCGAATTGCGTGCCATAGCCGCCGCCGCCGAACGGGTTGTATCCGCCCATTCCGCCGCCATAGCTACCACCGCCAAACGGGTCGTAGCCGCCGCTGTAGCCGCCGAAGCCCATCGGCGAGGCCTGCTGTCTCTGCCCCATGAATGCGTTGCTCATGCGTCACCTATTCCGACAAGTCATAAAAGGCCAATGAACCGATGGCAGACCCGGTGCCGCTCAAGATTCTGACGGCCAGCGTGTAGACATCACTCGTCCCGGCGATGGTCGCGCCGAGTTGCATATCAAAGTTATAGAGCAAATCGTTCTGCGCCTGCGCGGCGGCTTGGTTGGTCGCCGTGGCGTATTCATTCAGCACGATGTCCCCGCCAGACATGGCGGTCGCGGTCACATCAAAGTCCACGCTGGCAAAGGTCGTCGTATCGTAGGACGCGCCGGTGAGCGTCGCGTTCCTGACCAGCGCTATCTCGTAGTCGCCGTTGGCGATCGGAAGCACGCGCACCTGCTTTGGCAAAATCACCGCCCCGAGCGAGTCGGACGCAAGCCGGATCGACACCAGCGGGACAAACGATGTCCCGATTCCGGTGAGCGTCGTGGACCTTCGGGCCACGCGCTCGACAGAAGTCTGCTCGTAGCCGCCCTCAGAGATAACCGTCGAGCAGATCTGCTTCATGCTCGAGCTGCTCGCGGTCGCGGCCGTGTTCTCGATCTCGATTCGCAGCGGCAGCGTCGCGGTCTGCATATAGACCGACGTCACCTCGTTGGCGTTGTCGAACGTGTGCGCCGTGATGTACTGGCCGTCGATAACGAACCCGACGCGCACCGACCCCACGCCGAGCCACTCAAAGTCCGCAAAAAGTATCTGCGCCTTGGTGGTGTCGAGCGTGATGCCGCTCGCGCCGCTGCCGTCCAACGGGTCGCCGTTCCATGCAGACTGGACCACCTTTCGGGTGTCGTCGGCAGATCCGCCGGTGTAGGTGCGGATGATGAACGAGAGCTCAGTACCGTTGCGCTGCAAAAAGAGCCCGTTGTTCGAGTCGAAGTACCCGACGCGCTGGCGCAGGTTCGCCTTTCCGGCGGCCATCACAAAGGTCATGAGTAATGCGAGGCTCTTCCCAGGCTGGTACGGGAAGTACCGCTTCGTCTGCCGAATCACCTTGTCGCCCGACGCCGTGGTCACGGCCAAGCTCACCGCCGACTCGTTGGTGAGGAACGTCGAGGTCCCCGAGCCCGTCAGCGATGTATCAAACGACGGGTCCGCCGCGTAGCGGTTCTGGCTGTCAAACAGCGTGAACGGCTGCGAGACGCGAAGGCGCCCGAATGCGTCAAAGTTGTTTTTGCTGAGTAGGTTCAAGTTCGTCAGGCCGTTGATGAATTCGACGATCTCGCGCTGGTTGCTCGCCAGGGTGTTGAGGTAGAGCCTCAACTGGTTGTTGAGCTGGTTGTGGTACTGCGGGAAGTATGCCTGCGGCGCCAGGTTAGGGTTAGGCGGCGCCGGGACAATCAGCTCCTGCATCGCCCATCACCCGACCGGCGGCGCCATCGGCGCAACCGGCGGCGGCTCAAACGGGACAATCTCCGGCAGCACCGGGCGCTCGCGGTTCACATTGTCGATTTGCGTGAAGTACAGCCGGTTTTGGTTCTGGAATTGGTTGATGTACTGCGGCGCGTAACCCTGCGGGGCAGGGTTAGGGGCGGGCGCAGAAAACGGGTTCAGCTCCTTCACTACGCCCAACCTCTTGCCGGATTAGTAGGCACATTGATTGCTATTTTGTTAAGCATATTAGCATCGAAATTGCTTGCATTTATAACACGCAAATTAGCGTGGAACCCCGGCACCGCCTTCATCACCGGAGCCGCTACGCCGTCCTCTTCGATGACCTCGCCCGTGGGCTTGTAGACCGTGCCGATGACATCGAGGGCGTACCTGTGGCCGTCTGTGACGTGCCAACCGCCCTCGCCTTGGGTGACGACCCCTGCCGCCTCTAGTGCGCTGTAGAGGGCTGCGGCGGTGGTTGCGCGGAGGTAGTAGTCGGTCATGCGGTTAGTGCCTGCAAAGTTGTGTCGGCGAGGCGGATCGGGTAGTAGGCGATGCGTTGGATGTAGCCGTTTAAGTATCTGTCGGTAATGCGTCGGCCAATCGTTAATTGAGTAACCGTTGGCAGCGACCCCGAGGTATCGGGTGTTCCCAGCGTTCCTCCCAATGCCGCCGAAAAATCGTTAACTTTGTAAGCGTTCGTCATCAAAAACACATTTAGCGCAGCACTGCCAAGAGTGATTGCCGCCTGCGCGGTGACATTGCTTACTTGAAAAATTGGAGTGGTAACGCTCGCATTAACAGTTGCGCGTAAATGGTTAGCTGTTGTGTTGTCGTTAATTTCATAAATAGTTTTAAGCGCCACGCTTTCTGTAAATTGCGCCGAGACAAAAACCGTCCCCTCACTCGCGTTGTACCACGACGAGAAATCTGTCCCCGTCATGCTCGCCACATCTGCGTTGCGCGTTAGGGCGGTGGTCGTCGTGGGGATGTAGGAGGTGGGGAAGGCACCGGCTTCGAGTTGAGCGCCCCAGACAAAAATCGTCTTATCACTTCCAGTATAAACTTCTAGTCCACGTTGTGACGCAGTAAATGTCGTGCCGTCAGTCGCCATGCCAATTCTGGCGACGTTTCCAGTCGTAGTGCCAACAACAAAAGTTATTGTGCAGCGATACCAACCACTACCTACTGATGTAATGCTAGAAGATATAAAAGACCAACCAGCACCGGAAGCAACGGTTGACCCTAATGTGCCAGCAGACAAATCAAACTTGGCAGACGCATAAGAGTTTGCTGACCCAGAACAAGCAAGAATTGCGTACTGTCGATTTCCGTTTTTCAGGAACGCCGACAACGTATAAGTTGTTCCCGTCGTCGTCACAATGCTTTGGCCAACATCGTGACCCCCATTGGCTACATCGTCGTCAAATGTTTCTGCCGTACTTGTCCCATCTGGCGCGGTCGTTGTGTTAGCCGTGACAGTTACGTTTCCCGCCGACCAAGTTGTCGTAAAGTTTTGCGATTGCAAAAGACTATTCGTCCGCTGTTCCTCAATGAACAAGCCGAGCGGCGCAAGCGTAGTGGGGTTGTAGTCAAAGCGGGCCTCGCCAGAAGCCGCCGTAGACAGTACGCCAGACGAGTTGAAATAGGTCGCCGTGGTTGCGCGGGTGAAGGTGATGCGGGAGTCAAGCGTGTTGGACGCCGTGAAGTCGAGATTAAGCGAAGCCGCAGACGGCCCGTAAGGGTTGCGCCCGGTAGCGCCTAGCCTGTTGAGCGATCCTTGGCTGTTAAGCATTAGTTTGTCTCCGTCACGTACAGCGTGCCGTCGGCGCTGCGCCGCACCGCAGAGATCTTATCCTGCGGGTTGACGCGGATATACTCAACCGCGCCCGCAGGCAGGTACGCGCTGCTCGTCGTGGCGGTCGGGTTTGCGCCGGTGGAGATAAAACAGTCGGTGGTCGCCACCACGCGCACCACGCTGGTTTGCGCGTTGAATGCGTTGGAGGCCGCCGCCGTGCCCGTGTAGGCGACGGCCTGCGAGGCGCCCAGCCCCACCGCGTCCAAGTATTGGCCGTTAAGGTCTTCAGCTTTGATCGTCATCTATCTGCCCTCGAAAGTTAAACACCAGGGAACTGCGGCGGCATGGCCGCCGACTCAACAGAAACAGGCGGCCGCATCATAGGCGGCAGCGGCTCCGGCGGCAGAATCTCAGGGATCACCGGGCGCTGCACGCTCGGGCTCGCCACGCGCGGCTCGGCCATCATCGCCTTGATGCTCTCGACGTCCACCGCCGTGCCGCTCTTCAGCTGGATCTCGTAGGCGCGCAGCATCATCTCCGCCTCTTGCTTGTCGCGCGCGCGGTCATCCTCGAGCAGCATCTGCTGGCGCTTGAGCTCCAGCTCCGCCTGCTTGTTCTGGATGTCCGCCATGATCTTCTGGCGCTCCACCTCGGCCAAGATCATCGCCGGGTCAGGCGGCGGGGGCGGCGGGGGCGGCTGCGGCGGCATCAGCGACGGGTTTGAGAAGAACTCGTCGGCGTTCTTGTATCCAGATGCCTGCACCAGACGCGCGAGCGTGTTCCGGTACTGCTGCGGCGTCACGAGTGGGTTCTGCGGCCCCATCGTCTGCAGGATCTGCTCCTGCTTCTGGGCGATGGAGGTCAGCACAGAGACCTGCTGCTCCTCGGTGCCGCCGCCGAGGGCGACGTCCACCTCGACGTCCATGTCGGCGTTCCAGGACCGCGGGTCAATCGGCACCCATTGATTGCGAAGGCGCACCACCCGCGCTCGGTCCTGATTTTCTACGACGAGCTTGAGAATGCCCTTGAACAGGGCGCGCATCCCGGTTTCGGAGAAAATCCGGGCGATCAGCTCAAGATGCTGCTGCGCTGCGCTTACCGTCGCGGCTACCGCCGCGCGGGTGGTGCTCTGGAGTGCGTCGGCGTCGAGGCCCATCGAGGCCTTGCTCATGCCGGTGCGGGTCTCGCGTACCTCGTCGAGGTAGCCTAGCATCGGGAAGGCGGCCTGGCCGACGAACGGCACGGCAAACGGCTGGACCGCGCCGGCCTGACGCATACGGATGACGCCGCCCACCTCGGTGTTCAGCACGTCGTCCATGTTGACCTGCCCCTCGACCACGCCCACCCGCGGGTGGATGGCGAGCGACAGCGAGTCGAGCATGTTGCGCATGATCGCCGACTTGATCTTCTGCAGGTCGGCGGTCATGTCGAACATGGAGAGCCCGATGAGCGCGTGCGGCTCCGGGTCCGGGCAGAAGAGCGCGAACGGCGAGTGCGAGCACGGCTCGTTCATCACCATCTTGTAGCTCGGGCCGAT